CTTTAGCTGATAATGACTCCCGTAGATTACGTCAAGTACACATTCCTAAGTCTGACGTATTCTATGTTCGTACTGCTATTCATAACGATACAGGTGTGTGGTACACACTTGACCACGTAGAACGAGCGATGTACTTAGAGGGTCACTTAAGTCGGAATGAAGTGTTAGACCCAGATAGAGAGCGAGAGTATTGCCGTGGCTAAAACAGTGTTAGACGATTGGAAGGTACTACCCAGGCTTATGATGCTTGCGGTTACTGTATTGACTTACCAAGCAGTGCATTGGTTTATGTCACTACCAGATCCAAGCGTAGCACAGTCAGGGCTTGTATCAGTCTGTATGGGTGCTTTAACTGGTTGCTTCGGCATCTGGATGGGCAAAGAGTCTAAGACTACTGTAACACCTACACGTGTAGTACACGAGGAGAGTTATAACAAATGATAGGTCAGATCATAGGTGCAGTAGGTGGACTAGCTTCGTCTTACTTAGATGGTAAGGTAGCAGTACAGAAGGCTAACGCAGAGATCCGTGTAAAGCAAGCCACAGGTGAGCTTGACTGGGATATAGCTGCAATGAACAGCACTCAGAATAGCTGGAAGGATGAGTGGATTACTTTACTATTTAGTATTCCTCTTATCTTAGCTTTCTGTGGTGAGTGGGGTAACCAGATAGTACAAGCTGGGTTTACTGCTCTTGAGTCTATGCCTACGTGGTATCAGTACTCACTGGGTGGTATCGTTAGTGCTAGCATTGGTATGAGATCCGTATCTAAATTCTTTACAGGGAAAAAATAACATGGCAAACATGAAAACAAAAAAGGGTGCAGGGAATCAACAGGCTAGTTCACCTACCTTTAAAAAAATAGTAAGTGATGTTGACAGTGGAAAACTTACACTTAATCAAGCTATCAATAAAATAGTTCCTTCGGGGACTCCCTTAGAAGTTAAAAAGATCCTTGCACGTGCAATGGGTACGCAAACAGCTAAGGCTAACGTAGCTAAGATAGATAATAAAGTTAATAATAGATACTCAAAGAAGACACAAACAAGAAAGCCTAGTAAGTAACATGGCATACAAACTATCAAGTCGTAGCTTAGCTAAGATGGATGGCGTAGATGATAGTCTCGTGTCTGTAGTTAAACGAGCTATTGAACTAACCAAGGTAGACTTTGGGGTTATCTATGGTCTACGTACAGTAGAAGAGCAAGAGAAGCTTGTAGCTGCAGGTAAGTCCCAGACTATGAAGTCTAAGCACTTAGAAGGACGTGCAGTAGACCTTATGGCCTACGTGGACGGTAAGGGTTGCTGGGAGCTGAACGTATACGATGACCTCTGTGATGCAATGAAAGAGGCAGCTAAGGAACTTGGTGTAGCTATCAAGTGGGGTGCAGCTTGGTCTGAAGGTGACATCCGTAGTTACCCTGGCACAGCTGAGGATGCTATGATGGCATATGTAGATTTACGCCGTAGTCAAGGGCGTAGACCCTTTATTGATGGCCCTCATTTTGAGTTGATGTAGTATGAGTATTGATTATAGAGGTGAGAAGTTTGCAGGTTACAACAAGCCCAAACGTACTTCCAGCCATCCTAAGAAGTCCCACGCAGTCCTCGCCAAAGAAGGTGACACCATTAAGCTCATCCGGTTTGGTGAGCAGGGAGCGTCCACCGCAGGGAAACCCAAGGCGGGTGAATCTGACAAGATGAAGAAGAAACGTGCAAGCTTCAAGGCTAGACACGCTAAGAATATAAAGAAGGGTAAGATGAGTGCCGCTTACTGGGCCGACAAGGCTAAGTGGTAGGATGTGGTTAGCTGTAGTAATGGTTTGTACTAATCCTAGTGTCTCTTCGTGTGATGTGTACATTAATGTAAAGCGCATGTACAACTACGAGAGTAAGTGCAGGGAAGCTGTAAAAGAGGTGTCTAACTATTACATTAGGTCTGGTTCTTACACTAAAGGGTCATGCATCAAGATGGGAGAGGGAGCCTAATGGCTAAGTCAACAGTAAATGCAGCAGGTAATTATACTAAGCCTACCATGCGTAAGAACCTCGTAGCTAAAGTAAAAGCTGGTAGTAAGGGCGGTAAGCCTGGACAGTGGTCAGCACGTAAGGCTCAGATGGTAGCTAAGCAGTACAAAGCTAAGGGTGGAGGCTATAAGTCGTAATGAAAGCACCACAGAAATCACTTAAGAAGTGGGGCGATGAGAAGTGGGGTACTAAGTCAGGTAAGCCCTCTACTCAAGGTAAGAAAGCTACAGGTGAGCGTTACCTCCCTAAGAAAGCTAGAGATGCCTTAACCCCTGCTGAGTATAAAGCTACAAGTGCTGCCAAGCGTAAAGGTACTAAGGCAGGTAAACAATTCGTAGCTCAGCCAAAGAAGATAGCTAAGAAGACAGCCAAGTACAGGAAGTGATACTATGATGATGGGTATGAGTTTAATGCTAGGGGAGCCACCAGAGGTAGACCCTAAGAACCGTGACCGTGCAGAGACATACTGGATGTATGGTGCTTCTGCTGAGGAACTAGGTAAGGCGTGGAATAAAGACGCAGATATTGCTGCACTTAAGACTTGTGGTAACTGTGATTACTTTGACAACCGTGCTCGTACTTTGAAGTCTTTAAACATTGAGTCAGGCTTAGGTGCATGTACTAAGTTTGAGTTTGTATGTAGCCAAGAGAAGTCCTGCCAAGGTTGGGACTGTAAAGATTCAATTATGATGGAAGAGGAATAAGACTATGATGAACAAAGGTATGAAAGCACTTAAGAAAGAAGCACCTGAAGTAGCTAAGAAGATGGGCTACATGAAGGGTGGTATGACTAAAAAGAAGATGGGTTACAACAAGGGTGGTATGTGTGGTGCATCTAACCCTGCAGAGCGTCCTATGAAGAAGACTACCTAATGAAGTATTATCACAAGTATAAAGAAGCTCTTGAGGCTGCAGGTTATCGTGTAGATGAGCACGGCTACGTGTGGGACTCTACGGGTAACCAGTCTGCAGGTGAAGACAACTACGGTAACGTACAAAGTAAAGACGCTAACGTAAATGAGATCTGTCGTATAGCTGAAGCTTCTCCTGCGCCTACAACTAAACCAGCTAAGAAAAAAGCTAAAAAGGTAGAGGTTAAAGATGAGGATCTGGAGATTGTACGAGCACGTGATGAGAATGGACATTTCATTGCTGACAACCCCGATACTCCTGATGTAAATGAGGCTTGGGTAGTTAAGACAGTTAAGAAGGCTACTAAAAAGAAATGAGTTTATTCAACCAAGGTAAAGCCTCACGTATGCGTTCTGTGTATGGTCACAATAGTGGCACTACTACAGAGGATGTATATACGTGTCCAGCTAACTGTGTAGCGGAGCTTACCTTTGTACATGTAGTAAACGGTGGAGGTAGTACTAACTCTGTAGACGTTGTGTGGTACGTAGCTGCAGATAACTACACGTCGCACTTCTTATCTGGTAAGAGTCTAGGATCAGGCGATAACACTACATTTATTAACATAGACTTAGTACTCCAACCTGGTGACAAGATACAAGTAACCCCAGTAAGCGCTGGGCATATTGACACCATTCTTACTGTAACAGAGACCTTTGTTCCTATTGGTTAGCGGGTATTCCAACATAGCAGTTCTAAATAGCACCATAATGTAGTATAACTGTAGTTGCCAATAAAGGCATAACACAGGAGACTACACTAATGTACTTAACATACGACTACCCAAGCCAACTTAAAATTGCAGTAACTACCTCTATCAAACGTACCTTTAAAGCAGTAACTAAATTCTTTGTTTCTATTGGTACTTCACTTGTAAAAGCACAGCAAATGAGAGCTGACTACTGGTTACTTAACAACATGAGTGACCAACAACTAAAAGACATCGGTATTACCCGTGGTGAAATCAAACAACGGTTCTACGGTACAGATAGTCAAACATAAGAAAGTAGTGTAATGGCACGACAACTTACAGAGAATCAAGTTAAGTTCTTAGAGGTACTCTTCGATGAGGCTGGCGGTGACGTAGTGAAAGCTAAGAAACTTGCTGGGTACAGTGATAACACGCCTACAAGACTTATCATTGATTCTCTTAAGGATGAGATCTTTGATGGTACTAAGACGTACATGGCACGTATTGGTCCTAAGGCAGCTGTAGCTTTTGGTCAGGCTCTTGTAGATCCTACAGAGCTTGGCGTAAAAGAGAAGATGTCTGCAGCCAAAGAAGTACTTGATCGTGCAGGTATTGTAAAGACAGAGCGAGTAGAAGTGCAAGCCTCAGGTGGCTTGTTCATTTTACCACCTAAAGAGCAAGATGCAACGACTGACTAAGACGAAAGAACGTGAGAGCATAGGCTACTGGATGTTGCCTAAGCCTGACTTTAAAGTAAAAAGATGGGAGAGAATCCCACGATTATCGCCTCAAGTTCCGTTTGGTTACGAGATAGACCCAGATGATGAGGACTGGCTAAAACCTATAACTAAAGAATTAGAGCTTTTAGTACTTGCAAAGAAGCACCTAAAGCAGTATAGTTACAGGGAAGTCAGTGCTTGGCTATCAACACAGTCAGGCAGGTATATCTCACATATGGGGTTGAAAAAGCGTATAGATGTCGAACGAAAACGTAAGTCACTTGCTTCAATTAAACGCAAGCTTGCCCAGCGGCTCGAAAAAGCGCTCAGGCAGTACGAAATCCTCGAAAAAGAAAGGCTGGGCTACTACACCTACGAAGAAGAAGACGAGCCAAACAACAGTTCCAGCTCAGGTTAAGCCTGCAGAGTTTGACCCTATAGCTGCACAAGAGGTAGTATTTCAGCCTAACCCAGGGCCACAGACACAATATCTAGCGTCTAGTGAGAGAGAAGTACTATATGGTGGGGCAGCTGGTGGAGGTAAATCGTATGCCACACTAGCAGATCCACTACGTGACTTGAACAACCCAGACTTTAGTGGCCTACTTGTACGTCACACAACAGAAGAACTTAGGGAACTAATACAGAAAAGCCAAGACCTGTACCCTAAAGCTATACCCGGTATAAAGTGGTCGGAACGTAAATCTCAGTGGACCACACCCCGAGGAGGGCGTCTTTGGATGTCCTACCTCGACAAAGACACAGACGTTATGCGCTACCAAGGGCAGGCGTTTAACTACGTAGCATTCGATGAGCTTA